AAAAATTACCTCCATTGACAAGTGTGAGTTTTGTGGTTGTGCTGTCTGCTTTAAATGTACCACTAGACGAATCAAAAAACACTACAGAGCCATCTACTTTACTATCATCATTCAGAGTTGTTCCTGATGATGAGAAAACTGGGCCTTGAGGCCCTGCTGTCGTTACCTCAACTGTAGTTACATCAGAAACTTGAGTAACTGTTACTGAGTTTGGACTGCTCATGTGGTGTAACCCTCGCTTATATATAGTGTACCTTCTAAATAATAAAATTTGTCTCCGTTTGGTTGTGTTAATAAAACATCATATTTTAGTTCATTTGGAGAAAATGCCGCTGTTTGCGTATCTGTAAGCTTTATATCAATAGTGCCAGTCGATCTGTTTGTATAAGTTACCCCGAAAGATCCATAACTTGTTGATCTATCTTCGCTGTAAACTTCAGCAGCCACAGTGTATCCAGTCAAGTCTATTGCGTCCCCATTTCCGTCCTTAAAAGTAAGAGTCAAAGGGAAATCTGCTCTCCTTTGAACTGTAAAATCTTTTTGGGCTGGATTAATAGCCATTTTTAACTAGGTTTTGGATTATCTGTTTTAACTTTTTCACAAGCTGCATAATATTCTGTAAGTTTACTTGAATCTCCTTTGCTGTTCCAGTACAAAGCATCTGCCAAATCTACAAGAGGTGGATATAAATATTTCCTATCATTTTGATATTTGAGTTTATCTAGTTCAACTCTTGCAAGATCAACTTTAGCTTGATCTATTTCTAGAGGATTACCGTCTTTATCAAACACACCGAGATCATCTTGGATTGAACCCCAGATGCCATCATAGGCTTTAATTATTGCATCGTGATCGTATTTCATTAAGAACAAACCTCATATAAAAATAATGTGGATCTACCCGCCGCTGTTTCTGCGTTTGATCTGTTTATTAGGCCGTTACCGCAACCAAGAACACCATTGATTACAACCTTGTAAGTGTGGGAACTTGTATCGCTAGGAGTATCTATAAAAAATATTGGAAAATTTAAACTTTGGTTATGACCGTTTCCCATTGCAGCACAGTTCAAACCACCAAAGGGATTATTATTTTTATTAGCAGTAACTAAAGTTGTGCTATCTCTTACTAAACCAAAAAACATTCCTCCCCAGCCACCGTCACCAGATGCGTTCACATTATACATAATCACTACTTTATTTGATGAATCATTTAAAGTAATTGAAGCCTGTAAGCTTGTTGTATGTGTTGCGCCATTGATATTGAAACTTCGTGCAGTTGTATCATCTTGGAAAACAGTTTGGATTATTCCTCCACCTTGACCATCTTCTCCTCCTGATGGGAATAGACCGTTAGTAAAAATAGGCATTAAGTTACCTCCTCAAGAACAAATTTAAATTTTTTGCCATTTCTTCTGTTAATCAAGAAAAGTGACTCCTCCCCTTCCTGTATAGTATAGCTTCCCCATGTTCCGTCAACGTCATTTTTATGACCCTCATTAGATAAATTGAAATCATTTACAAATAAATTAGCCCATCTGAGTGTATTAGAGCCTAAATCATGTGCGTTGTTTGAAGCTGGAACAATACTATGAATACCTGAGACCGCTTGTATAGTTCCACCAGATGTAACAGAAGTTGTGCCAAGAGTGAACAAACTTGAAGCAGTCGTCATCAATGTTCCTGTATCATCTGGCAAAGTTATAGTTCTATTAGCTGTCACAGTTCCAGCTTTAATCTCTACATAGTGGCTGTCATCACTATCAAAAAATCTTGCAGCTTTTGTTCCTAGCAAGCTCAAACCATTTTGGTCAATAAAAGCACGTTCAGTTCCAGAAAATGTAAATCCTATTTGATTGCTACCCCTTCTAAAAAGTCCAGTGCTACTGTCGCCAAAATGGACAGATGGTGCTGAAGCTGTTGCGTTTGGCAACCCAAGCACACCAGTTAATGTTCCACCTGACAAATCTAAGTGACCAAAATTTGCTTCACTTACATTTCCAAGAGTGATAAATGCTGAGTTTGCGGCATTTCTTATTTTTAATAAATTTGTATCTGAATCAATGTGTGGTTGAAAAGCTGCGAGGTTCGCTGTGCCAGATGGATCTCCTGATGCACTGTTAAATGTTCTTATAGACTCAAAGATATCTTTCATTGCTGTTCTTACAGCCGATCCAGTTCCGTTTGCTGGTGAAAAATTACTTGATGATTCTTTTCCAGTAGAATTTACTCTTGCCATTTAGTTAGCCTCCACGCCCATATCCTACCGCTGAATAGCTGAAATTTCTATCAACTGCGGTGTTTGATGAATTTTTGAAAGTTATTCTAAAGCCACTCCCAGTGATATTGGTGATCTCGAAAAAGTCTCCACTAGCCATGTTCTGTGCTGTAATACCGATACTTGGTGGATAAGTTGATGTACTGCCTCCAATCGCTGAAGTACCTGTGAAAAATGGGGCAGCAAATGTGACATCTTTTGCTCCAGCCCCAGATGAGATAATTGATGTGCTTTGTTCCGTTCTTGATTCTAGAAACGCATCAACTCCAAGCTCTTGAACTAATATATTTTCATTTGTGTCTTCTGTATCAAGTTCAGCCTTAAAGTCAAAGGCTCTTGCTCTAAAAACTCCACTTTGAAATTTGTTATAAGAACCAAAACTTGAGGCATCTAAGCTTGTTCTTACAAATAAAGTTGCATTTACTTTTTCAGCAGCAGCCCCATCAAAATTAACTCTTGCATCAAGGTCAGGAATATCGTCAAATAAATCTGAAACATTACCAGATGTGTTTATTATGTGTGATTTTATTTTTAATGAAAAAGTTGCTCCAAGATCTAAAACATTTGCAAAAGTATATGAGCCAGAAGCATTTGCGGCTGGGTCTGTAAGTGTAAGTTGATTTGAAGAAACGCTTAAATTAGTTTTTGTACCGCTGAATGCTGTTTGCTCTCTTATAGATGGAAGGGACAACCTTTCTCTTAATGGTTGAGGGGTTGAAAGTATTACAGATGCTTCGCCAGAACTGAAATTTCCCTTTAAATCACGAAACTTAAGAACATACTCACCATCTTTTGCTGGGACAACCGCTTCTGTTGATATTCCAGAGATCGCTTCAACAACATCAGTTGAATTTGCAAAAGTACCAGTTCCATCAACTCTTGGGCTGTGCCGTATATACACCTGTCCTCCGAATTTGACGTCAATCGAGGTAGTTTGTGTCCATCTAAGTCTTACCTCATCATCATTTATTGGTTCAATAGTTAAGTTGGATACGTCTTCTGGTAAAGCTGAAAATCCGTCAGCTATAAATTCAATCGTTGATGCAGTTGCTGATGGCTCTCCTATACCGTTGTATGAATACACCTTGAATTCATAATTACCTTCTTTTGTATTAAGAATCTCTAAATTACTAGAAGTTGTTTCTATTTGAGAAAAATCACCGTTTTCATATCTATAATAAACTCTATATTTTGACGCTCCTGTTACAGTTTGCCAATCAAGAATAATTTTGGTAACTGCTCTTTTATTTATTTCAACTATTTTTTCCTCTGCTTTTAATCCTGTTGGCGGGGGCTTGACCTCTGTCAGAGTTGATATACTTTTTGTTGGCAAAGCTGTTCCATCTTCAACAAAAGCATATTTTCCTGTGTCATGACTAAGAGCAGAAACATTAAAAGTTCCGTCACCATTTTCAGAAACGCTTAATACCCTCCATGTTGTAGTTTCAAAAGTTGAAGATTCCAAAATGTAAACAGCGTTTGCATTTGGGTTGCTAGAAAAAGCAGATTCTATAGTTAAAATGTTATTTTCTTTATTAATAATAGTTTTTGTTTCAAAACTATTATCTGGCAACATAATTGAAATTGTAGGACTTGCACTCAAACTTGGAATATCTGTATTTGAAAAATTATCAATAGTAACTGTTGTCCCGCTAACTGATTTGACCCTTCCACCTCTTCTAACACCAGCTTTAAGAGAGTCAGAAACTTCAATAATATCTCCACATCTTAAAGTTACACCCGCATCAATAGTGGTTGTAAATGCAATATTTTCTCCTGAATTTTGTTCATTAAATAAAAACCACTTTCCAAACCTTTGAGCTTGACCTCTTGAAGTTGTTCCGAATGCGTTAATATTTTTTGTTACAACTCCGTACTTTGCTTGAGTTGCAGCATCAGCTTCCACAGTTTCAACGTCAATATCTTGGGTCTCTAGATCAAAATAAGAAACATTAATAACTGTATGTCTTGTTTTTAAACTAGAGCCTGTATATGTAAAACCTTCTTTGGTTACATTTGCATTTGTAAATAAAAAACTGCTTGATTTTGGAGCATCTTGGCTGATAGAAATACTGCCAGCTTCATAAAATGCCATTGATCTCATCACAGAGCAAAGATCATTGACCATATCAAATGCGGCCTGTTGCTGAGTGATATTTACGTTAAGTGAGAAGCGTGGCTCTTGTCCTCCATTACCATCATCTACCAACTCTCCACAATATTCGCTAACTGTTTTAAAGGTAAATTTGTTTAAACTTGTCTCTGGTATGCCGCAACCATATCTTGTATTAGATAAAACATCATAAAGAATCCAAGCTGGATCTGTTGTCCATTCTTTATCTGTTTTAAAAGTTCCGTTAAATGTCCCAGAATAAGTTATTCTTCCAGTTGCAAGATCAACAGTTGCATTATGAGGAATTTTCACTAAAATTCCCCTGAGTCTGAACACCCTATTAGGGACTCTTGGAAATTGTTCTGCTCCAAGTCTTAATGCTAAATGAGCAGTATTTGGATATGCGTTTTGTTGAAAAATTATATCTGTTGCTGATGAAAAACTAAAAGCATTCTGTAAACTTGTATCTGTACTATCTGCAGTAACTCTTTCAAGTCTTACCTGTACAGGAAATGAAGTTGATGAAGAAAAATTTATAAGATAGTCTCTAAAATAGGCATTTGATGAACGACCTTTGACTGTATCACTTATAACTGTTGTTGTCGTTCCATCATTTTCTATCGTTTTGATTCTTAGTTCAACTTCAGTTCCAGTAATATCTCCATCATCTTTGAAAAACTGCAATGACTGAAATCTAACCGTCACCCTTACAGCATTTATTGTATTTGAGGCTACTGTATGTGTTACAGGTGTTGAAGTTGTAACTGTTGTTCCGATTGGATTTTCACTTTCAATATTTTTTATTCCATTGATAAAGGTTTGATTTGATGTTCCAAGTCGAAAAGCAAATCCAACATTTGTAAAATTAAAATCGGTTTCAGATGGATTTTGTGCCTTTGCCAAAAACTCAGCATCATTTAAGGTTGATGCAATATTTAAGATAGGTGTTTTATTCAAAAATATATCGGTTTTTGCGGCATCTAAATATGCCGCATTTGTGGTGGCAATACCTCTTTTGTGAGGGGTCGCAAACCCAGCAATTTCACCTTCAGAGATCACATCAACAATAGTTATGAATTGTTTACTTGATAAAGCATCAGATGGCAGATCAGGGTTAGAAAGTGTTGTATTTTGATCAAATTCTTTAATGCTCATTAGTTATTTCCCTCTACTTGAACCGTATCAACACCATTTGAAACGGTAATAGATCCAACTAAAATTTCACCAAAAACTAAATTGACTGGAACACCAGCTTGACTAACGTTTGTAAGGCCAGTAAATGAATAGTTTGCTGCAAAAGCTGAGGGGTCTTGTCTGTCCATTTCTGAAGCTGCACTTCTATTATTTTGCCTTTGTGGTGTTAAAAGGTTATTAACACCTTGAAAAATCATCTGGGTTGCGACTGTTGAAATTATAGTAGTTAATAATTTTGGTAAGACAACTTTTTTTGCAAAAAATTTTAACCCTAAGCCAACCACTAAACTGAAAAAGTTTCCATGCACTAAAGGAATAATTTTTATATCAGCATCAGTTTGTAAGTTTAGTAAATCCTCTGAAATAGCTAAATCACCGCACATAATAGTATATGGCTGTTGAGCCATGTGTTGCTCAACACCTTTGAAGTTACAATTTAAAAAACTTAAAGCCTCCAGAGGACTTGTTACATCTGCTTCAAATTCTGCTTTTCCCAGAAATTTTCTTAACCTTCCATATACTCTTATTTTTTTCATTGTTTTTCTGGCTCTATATAAATAATACTTTGACTTGATGGCTCTACAAGATAAAAAGGAATATCTAAATAATTGCAACTAGCAATATCATTATCACTAAATTTCAACTCGCCATCTGGATGACTATGTACTATGCCCACAATTTTATCAGTTGAATCTTCACAGTCTGCCCAGTCTAAAGGATCAATTACAAAACTATATTCAGGATTATCTTTGGCAATATTTTTGCATTTCCAATATTTTAATTTTTTATTTTTTTCTGCCAGAATCCCACAACACTCTAATGGTTTACATTCTTCAGCATGAGAAAAAGCATCTAATTTCCACTGTTCCATTTTATCTATTTAAAAAAGATCCGACCGCTGGAAATTCAGCCCTTGTTATTTGTCTTGCTGGGATTTTTTTGTTTTCAGTATCAAGAGTTGAAACCAATTCAAATTCTACAATATCTCTTGTTTCAATAGTTTTTCTATCAATTACAAAAATCTCTTGAGGTAATTCATTTGAGTTTGGAGTTCCAAAAGGGTTGCTGCCAGATGCAAAATTAGCATTATCAAGACTACTTGCCAAAACTTGTAATCTTTTAACTGTTGCTCCTAATAAATCATTGTGTGGAGTTGTTAAATTTACAATAATCAACAAGTCAGTTACTGTAATAACAACACCACTTCTTGTGATTCCACCTAAATTACTCATTTGAAGTGTTGGTCTTGGTATCTGACCAGTTCCAGAAAATTCAAAACCTGTTGCAGTAATAGGGAATCTTTCGTAAGAATCGCCTTGCCAAACAATATTTGATCGACTGTTCATATTTGTTCCAGCATGAAATCTGAAAACTGTTGGAACTGAAGATGGATTTCCAGTTGCATAATGCAAACCCTCAACAAGCTCAAGTTTAAACAACTCAAGAATTGAACTTGGATTTATTGATTGCAATTCTGAAATTGGTATTGCCATTATGGTTCTGCTACTTCTTGAAAACTTAAATTCATTATGACTCTATTTGAAAGTATTGCAGTTCTGGTTCTGCTAGTACAAATAAACTTCAATGCTGATGAGTGATGTGGTGGGGTGAAGTCAAAACTTGCTTGATCGTCAAATCTTTCATCAAGAAAAGTATCTATTGTTGTTGCGTCTGAAGTAGAAACATTAAAAGTTAAATTTAAGGAAATAAGTCTTTTGTTTGCTGGTAGTCCAAAAACTAAACGCTGTTGAAATCCGTCACCTAGTTCAACAACTTGATTATCCTGTTTGACAGTCTCTTGCGTACTATATTGAGGTGTAATACTTGGAAAAGTTGCCATTATGCTAATAAACCTCCAGATCGTTTTTGTTTTACAAGCTCCGATTGTATAGCGATCGCTATTTGTTGCCCAAGCTCGTTACCCTCAGCATCTTGACCCTGCACTGAAGAGCCTTTTGCATCCACATTAACAGTAATGACATTTGTAACAGAATCACCGCCAAATCCACCGTTAGGAATAATTGTACCTTTTGAAGTTGGAACAAATAGCTCAGGCCCTCTTTCGCCCACAACCGAAATTTTATTAACAGGTGGTTGACCACCATTTGCAAATAATCCTCCAATAATACCGCCAAGAAATCCTCCAATTCCTTTTTTCTCTCCACCAGATGAAGCCGCACCAAAAGCCTCTCCAAAGCCACCAATAAGCTTGTCTATCTGTGCATCAAGTATTTTATCTCTTATGCGGTTGAGAACGCCTGTCATGGCCTCTCCAAAGGTTTTCGCACCAGTTATAGCGTCTCTAAGATTATTTTTAATACTGCTTTCAATCTCTTCACCTACTTCTGTCATTTTATCTTTTAATTTGTCTGTCTCTTCCTGTTGTTTTTTTAAAGATTCTTCTGCTTTTTTATTTTCTTCATTTTGTTTTTTCTTGGCCTCAGTAATTTTTTCTTCAGATTCAAGAGTTTTTTGCCTTCCCTCTAACATTCTTAATTGAGCCTCAGCCTCTTCCAAAGCTCTTTTTGCACCCCTTTTAGCATTACCTCTTGCTTTTTCAAATTTAGCCTCTAATTCTTCTACAGCTTTTTTTTGTTTATCTATAGCATCTGTGACCTCTTCTGCTCCACCTTCATTGATTAAATCTTGAAACTCTTTTGCTTTTCTTCTGGCTTTCATAAATGCAG